AAGCAGCACAAGCTGCAGAACAACAACAACAAATGGCTCAGATGCAACAAGTTGCACAAGCAGCAGGAGATGTAGCACCACTAGCAAAAGCGTTGCCAGAAGAAGCACAAGCTTTAGTTAATTCAGAAGTGGAATAGTATGGACGCAAATAAACAACTGGAACAATTAATTCAAGGACTAAAAAAAAATTACGAATACATATTCAATACAGAAGAAGGCAAACAAGTCTTAACTGATCTTGAAAAAAGATGTCATTATCATTCTACCACCAATGTAAAGGGGGATAGCCATGAGAGTGCATATATGGAAGGACAACGTAGTGTCGTTCTATTTATTAAATCAATGCTACGAAACGATAAAGAAAAAGGAAAATAATATGTCAAGCGAACAGATAACACAAGAAACTGTGCCTGTAGAAACAACGACTACAGAAACACCAACACCAGTTGCAGCACCTGTAACACCTACACCAGCACCAACACCAGCATCTTGGAAAGATTCAATTAGTGAGGATTTTAGAAACGATCCTAACATTGAAAAATTTACTGAGATAGATGCGTTAGCTAAAAGTTATATCAACGCAACTAAAATGATTGGTCAAGACAAATTAGTTATACCAACTAACAACTCAACAGAAGATCAATGGAATGAAGTATATTCTAAATTAGGTAGACCAGAATCTGCTGATAAATATTCTTTAGATACAAAATCAGAAATTGTTGAAATGGATGAGGGTGCAATAAAATCTTTTGCCGAACAATCTCATAAACTTGGATTAAACAATAAACAAGCTCAAGGTATTTTAGAATATTATAAAAATAATATGGAAGGTACTGCACAGCAATCAAGAATTGATACTGAAACTGCTCAAACACAAGCTGAACAACAGTTAAGACAAGAGTGGGGTAGAGACTTTGAAGGTAAAGTTAAACAAGCTGGTGCATTAGCGAAAGCAAATATTAATCCAGAAGTATTAGATATGACTTTATCAAATGGTACAAGACTTGGAGACCATCCAGATATTATAAAAGGCTTTGCAAAAATTGCAGGTATGATGTCTGAAGATAAAATACTTTCAACTGAAAGTGAAAATGTTAATACAACTAAAGATATTGAATCTGAAATAAGCACTATTATGAATGATAAGAATGGACCTTATTGGAATAGACAACATCCAGATCACGATAAAATGGTACAACAAGTGTACACTTTAAGAGAAATGGTTAACGCAAAATAATATATTAAATTGCTTGTAATATAATAAAATTTATTATAAGCAATTAATAATAAGATAACTCGCAAGAACCTTATTGACCACAAAGAAAAGAATTGTAGTCTAAAAGACTTTAAATCCAAGAATTGCCTATCGTTTTGATGGAGAACCTTTCTGATTTTTTAACAATAACAATAACTATAATAATGGAGAGACAAATATGTCATCACAAATAACAACAGCATTTGTAGAGCAGTATTCTGCTAACATACAAATGTTATCTCAACAAATGGGATCATTATTAAGAGACAAAGTCAGAGTTGAAAGCGTTGTAGGAAAAAATGCTTTCTTTGATCAAGTTGGAAAAGTAACTGCTCAGTTAAAAACTAGCAGACATTCGGACACTCCTCAAATAGATACACCTCACTCAAGAAGAAGAGTATCTCTTGGAGATTACGAATTTGCTGATCTAATCGATCAACAAGACAAAGTACGTCTTTTAATAGACCCTACATCATCTTACGCACAAGCCGCAGCTATGGCTATGGGAAGAGCAATGGATGATGTTATTATCACAGCCGCTTTAGGAACTGCATTTACAGGTGAAACAGGTACTGGAACGGAAAGCGTTCAAACTGGTGTCGCAAAAGGCACTACTGGTTTAACTGTTGCTAAATTAATTTTAGCAAAAGATAAACTAGACAAAGCAGACGTTGACCCTTCTATACCTAGACACATTATGTGTGGTCCAGAGCAACTTGGTAATCTATTAAGTGATTCAGAAGTTACAAGCTCAGATTTCAATACCGTCAAAGCACTTGTGCAAGGCGAACTTGATACTTATCTTGGTTTTAAATTTACTGTAACAAATAGACTACCTAAAACAAATAATGATCGAACATGTATTGCTTACGCAGAAGATGGTCTTTTACTAGGAATCGGAAAAGATATTTCCGCAAGAATAGATGAAAGAGCAGATAAATCGTATGCTACACAAGTTTATTATTGTCAATCAATCGGTGCTACAAGAATGGAATCTGCGAAAGTTGTTCCAATTGTTGCAATCGAAGCTTAATAGATAGGAGTATATAATTATGGCTAATTCGACACAATTTACGAAAACACTTAATACACCTTCTGAAAAGTTAGATACTAATGAACTTCATGGAAGAGTAAGAATCGCTTATGCAGACTTTACTGCTGCTGGAGCACAAGAAACTATCAATTTCTTCAAGTTACCAGATGGTGCTAGAATAATTGGTGGAAGAGTAAATCATATAGCTCTTGGTTCAAGTACAACCCTATCAATAGGTCATGCAGCATACGTTAATGCAGCAGGAACTACTGTAGCGGCAGATGTAGATGAATACAAAGCTGCAGCAGCATCAACAAGTGTTAGTGCTTTTAACATTGCAGCTACTACAGTTTTGGGTGAAAACTCATTAGTTGATGCACCAGATGGTTTGGTGATTACAGCAACTACTGCTGGAGCAAATGCAACTGGAAAAATTGAAGTCCAGATGACTTACGTTCTTGACTAATAAATAAAATTTTAAGGGGTGGAAGCGAGAGTGGAAACCCCTTAGAGTGCATGAAGAAAATAGAAGATTTAAAACCTGTACTACATTTTAAAAAAAACAATTATGTTTATAGGTACGTTTTAGTAGATAGGTTTCACAATGAGGGTAAAAATCATTATGGCTTTGATACTAAACAAGGTAAAACAACAGAAGAAATTTTTGCGTTAGAAAAAGATAGACAAATCAGACGCAAATATATAATAAGGAAGTAATATGGCATCAGTAGTAGGAATATGTAATGGAGCATTAAATCAACTGGGAGCTACAACAATACTTTCATTAACAGAAGATTCAAAAAACGCTAGACTTTGTAACTCAAGATATGACCAAGTTAGAGATGCTTTGTTTAGAACACACCCTTGGAATTGTTTACAAAAAAGAATAGAATTAGCTTTAGATACTTCTGCACCTACTTGGGGTTTTAAATATGCTTATACCTTACCAGCAGATTGTTTAAGGTTACTTAGAATATTAGACTATGATTCTAATTACAAAGTAGAAGGTAGAAAAGTTTTAAGTAATAGTGAGACTATGAAAATATTATATGTTTCAAGAGTTACTGATCCAAATGAATATGACGAGTTATTAAGAGAAACAATATCTGCATCATTAGGTGCTGACATTGCTTTTGGAGTTACATCTAATAATCAAACAGCTAAAAATATGTATGAACTGTTTAAAGATAAATTAAGAGATGCTAGATTTGTAGATTCAACTGAAGGTCAAAATGTAGAACAAGACCTAGGTATGACAGATGTTATAGACGCAGGTACTTTTATAAACTCAAGGTTTTAATCAATGGCTAGAGTTGCAGTTGAGCTAACAAACTTTACAGGCGGTGAATTATCACCAAGACTAGATGGAAGAAATGATTTAACTAAATATTCTTCTGGTTGCTCAACATTAGAAAACTTAGTTGTATATCCACATGGAGCTGCTGCTAGACGACCAGGTACAACATTTGTAGCGGAAGTTGCTAATAGTGCAAACAAAACAAGATTAATACCTTTTGAATTTTCTACAACACAAACTTATATGTTGGAATTTTCTAATTTAAAAATAAGAGTATTTAAAGATAGTGGTTCTGTATTAGAGGGAGATAAAACTATATCTGCAATTACAAAAGCTAATCCTGCTGTAGTAACTGCTAATAGTCATGGCTATGAAAATGGTGATGAAGTTTTAATTAGTAGTGTTGCAGGTATGACACAAGTTAATGGTAAAAGATTTTTAGTTAAAGGTAAATCAACTAACGCATTTCAATTAACAGATAAAGAAGGAGCTAATGTTAATAGTTCTGGATTTACTACTTATACTTCTGGTGGTGTAGCTAATAAAATTTTTGAGATAACAACACCTTATACTACTGCACAACTTTTTGATATTAAATTTGCTCAATCAGCAGATGTTATGTATATTACACATCCTTCACATGAGGTAGAAAAACTATCTCGTACTGGTCATACATCATGGACATTAACTGATGTAGATTTTACTAAAGGACCAATGCAAGATGCTAACACAACAGACACAACTTTAAATCCAGGTCAAGCAGCAGTAGGCACATCAATAGCTTTAGTTGCTTCTGCTATTACTGGTATCAATGGTGGTAGTGGATTTCTTGCAACAGATGTAGGAAGATTTGTTTTTTTAAGTGATGGTTATGCAAAGATAACAGCTGTTACAAATACTACTAATGCAGTTATGACAATCATTACAGCTTTAGATAATGCAAATGCTACAGCTAATTGGCAACTAGGAGCATTTTCAGATACTACAGGTCATCCTTCTTGCGTAACTTTTTTTGAACAAAGATTGGTATTTGCAGGAACAACTAATCAACCACAAAGTATTTTTTTTTCAAGGTCTGGTGATTATGAAAACATGGATGCAAACATTGGTGGAACAATAGCTGATGATGATGCAATCATTTATACTATTGCATCTAATCAAGTAAATGCCATTAGATTTATGACATCTACTAGAACTTTAATTATAGGTACAGCAGGTGGTGAATTTACTGTATCTGGTGGTGGTACAGATAGTGCAGTTACACCAACTAACATTCTAATTAAAAAACAATCTAATCATGGTGCTGCAAATGTAGATGCTATAGCTGTAGGTAACGCCACATTATTTTTGCAACGTGCTAAAAGAAAAATTAGAGAACTAGCTTACAACTTTGATGTAGATGGATATGTTGCACCTGATATGACTATTCTTGCAGAACATATTACTGAAGGGGGTCTAACACAAATTGCATATCAACAAGAACCTAACCAAATTATTTATGGAGTTAGAGGTGATGGTGAGTTAGTTGGACTTACTTATCAAAGAGAACAACAAGTAACTGCTTGGCATAGACATATTTTTGGTGGTAGATTTGGTATAGCAACAATTACAGTTTCTGATTATGCAAACATTGCAGTTGGTAATAAAATAATTTTATCAAAATCAGATGGCACAACTACTACTTTTACAAGTCAATCTTCATCTAGTGATGCACCTACAGGAACAGATGGATGGCGACCTTTTCAAAGCAACAATACAACAGCTACTAATATTAAAACTGCAATAAATAATCATACTAATTTTACTGCAACAGTATCTGGTGCAGTTGTAACTGTTACTGAAGCTTTACATGAATCAACAGGATATTTAACAATTAAAACTTTTGATTCAATAAGATTAACAACAGTAAATGAAGGTAAATCTCAAATTGAAAGTGCCGCAGTTATTCCAACTGATGATACAGAATATCAAGTATGGGTAATTGTTAAAAGAACAGTTAATGGAATTACAAAAAGATATGTTGAATACTTAAATGTATTTGACTTTGATAAAAATGATAAGACTACATTTAATTTTTTAGATAGTGCTTTAAGTTATAGTGGTGCAGCAGTTACAACTCTTTCAGGTTTAGATCACCTTGAAGGACAAGTTGTTGGAATATTAACAGATGGTGCAACACACCCAAATAGAACTGTTACCTCTGGTGCAATTAGTTTAGATCGTTCTGCAACAAGTGTTAAAGTAGGATTAAACTATACATCTTTATTACAAACAATGAGATTAAATGCTGGATCACAAGATGGTACATCACAAGGTAAGACTAAAAGAATATATGATATTACAGTAAGAATGTTTGAAACAATTGGTGTAGAGGTAGGATCAAATTTATCTGATATGGAAAGAATACCATTTAGAAGTTCTATTGATTTAATGGATGAGGGTATACCTCCATTTACAGGAGACAAACAGGTAGAGTTTAGAGGAAATTACGAAACAGATGGTTTTATCTTCGTTAGACAAACTCAACCTTTACCTTTTACAATTTTATCGTTATACCCAAGGCTAGTAACAAATGATGGATAATAAATTACATATAGTACCTTATACTTCAGAGCATGGTAATTTTATTTTATCATGTCAATTAAACCATAAATTAATGGATGAAGATGCTAAGTTTGGAGGAGACGCAATAAATTTAGTAGAAGAGAATTTAGCTTTTACAGGTACTGTTAATGACAAACCTATCTTTGCCGCAGGTATGAAAATGATTTGGGGTAGAGTTGCAGAAGGTTGGGTCATTGCTACACATGAAGTTTGGAATCATCCATTAGCAGTAGCTAAAGCAATTAAAAAAGATTTTGCACGAGTTGCTAAAGAAAATAATATTAAAAGAGTACAAACTGCTGTAAGAGTAGATTTTAATAAAGGTTTAAGATTTGCTAAATGGTTAGGTTTAGAGAATGAGGGTTTAATGAAACACTATGGCTTTGATGGTTCACATCAATACAGATATGCGAGGATATTCTAATGACTTGGGTATCAGCAATAACAGCAGGTCAAGCTGCAGCAGCAAGTGCTGGAGTATCTGCAGTAACTTCTATAGCAGCAGCAAGACAAGCATCAGCAACAGGTAAATATAACCAAGCTGTTCAAAATCGTAATGCTCTTGTTTCAGAACAAGAAGCTCAAAGACTTGAACAACAAAATGAATTTGATCTTGCTAGATTCGATCAACAATTTGTACAATTACAAGGTCAAACTAAAACTGCAATATATAAATCTGGTGTTGAATTATCAGGTTCTGGTTTAAGAATTATGAGATATAATGCTGAACAAGCTGAAATTGAAAAAGATATTTTAACTTATAATTCTAAAGTTGCACAATCACAAAAAATGGAAGAAGCAAACTTTGCAAGAATGTCTGGACAAGTAGCAAGAATGGAAGCAAGATCAGCAGCGATTGGTTATTATGCTCAAGCAGGTCAAAGTTTAATGTCTATGGGTAGTGGATTTTCAGGTACTACTCAAGGTCAATTTGGTTCTACAGCAAACAATTCAACTTTTAGTAATTATTCATAATGAGAGATTATAAATCAGAATATGCAAATTATCACTCTAAACCAGAGCAAAAGAAAAATAGAGCTGGAAGAAATGGAGCAAGAAAAATTATGAAAAAAAAATATGGTAATAGTATATTAGGTAGAGACGTAGATCATAAAGATAGAAACCCTAGAAACAACAGTACA